TAAAAAGCCTCTTGTGTGATCGCGGTTTTGGATGCATTAGAAATGAATCTACCGTTCTCACATTGTCCATTGTGGCTCTTATCAGTCCAGATGAATTAGCCCTTCTTCTGATCATAGCAGCAGCTTGTTTTCCAGGAACCAAGATCAAATCCTCATCAAGATCAACTCTTTCCAAAATCTCCTTTGTCTTTCCACAACCAGGCACCCCATCCACGAGTACCATCTTTGCAGTAGGTTCGTGGGGTTCACCGTCTCTCATTGTTTTCCTCAGATTTTGGAGCTTTGCAATATCAGAATATACCATTGTATCAGATGATACAGCCACCCTCCTCCAGTCGCTTTCAGTCACCATTCTATCTCCTTCATAAGATAGAAGTGCAGTAAACATTTTTCCCTTGTAATCCAGGACAACTCCCCATGAATGACCTTTGGCCGCAGGTTTGAGGAGCCACTTTTTCAAAGTGACATCCCAAACACCAACTTTCTCCCTGGAATCAGAATCATACCCGACAACATCCTTTAGTGACTTGCATAGATTTGATACAGTGGCGGACAACGAAGCTGCCAAACTGTCCACATAGTTCTTCATTTGTTGAACTTTGAGTGAGCCAGTGTAGACAACCGATGCCATTTGCTTTGTAATCACACTATCCACGCAAGCTTTATGGAAATCGTTGAGGGACTCCAACTCCTGGTGCTCTAAGTTAGCATTCGTCAAACCATGACTTTCTGCACACACAGGCAATCTCCCTTTCTCAGCAATAGAAAATTTATTTACGTTCACCTCTTCGGATGTCGGTTCAAGACATACCACGGCCTCAGACGCCGTGCTTTTAAGAGCCTTAGCCACATTCTCCTCGGTTGGCTTATCAAAAGTAAGAGTCAAACCGCTTCTATTCTCGGCCACTGCAACGATTACTCGTGCTGCCACATCAGGACTAACATCTAAAGCCTTGCACATGTCTTTGAACTTCGCGATATCGAAATTATCAGCACCCTTAAGGATAGATAATTCTGACAACGCGTCGTACATTTGCTCAGCTTCTTCTAAGTCCTTCTTGATATCTAGATGCGGTAACTCCTCAGACTTGGTGTATTCAGCTACGAACCTGTCTTTCCATGTGACATACAGATCCGGGATCTTGATCTTCAGAGCATTCTCACTTACATCCAGAATTTTCCTGCTCACCAATCTCTCCTTGATAGTGGGGAAAACGTTTCCAAAAAATTTGCCCACCTCATCCCAAATAAGTTCAGAAGTGGTCTTATCCAAGCACCGAAACTTTCCCATTACTATATCATCTTGAAGCGCAGCCAGCTTAGTCTGCAAGAAGAAAGTCATTGACAAGGGTTGAAGAATTGCTTTATCTACATCCCATTCAGACCTAGCGGTAACACCATTGATTATCACGCGGGATCTTATAGACTCCACGAAAGATAATACGTTCTGGTAAGTTAACGCTTTGGCTTGATATGTTCTGATATGATTAAGCACTGTGTAAACGAAGTCACGATTAACAATGACCTCACTCCTTGTCATCTTTTTGCTGGTAATAGAACCCTCAAACAGCGGTACTATCACCATGTCCTTCATCTTGGGGAACCAAAAGTTAACCGAAGCCGTGTCTCTAAAGATTGCTCTTTCAGTGTTGAACATGGCCAAGGTTTTCTTGTAAGCAAAGGCGTCTTCCATCGCCTCATAGAACTGATCACTATCACACCCTACTTGTCTAACACTCTTGTACAGAATATAGGTATCTACTTTAGTAAATTTACAAAACCAAGTATTAACCCTAGTGACTAAAAATTCCTTAAAGTAAACTATTCTACTAGAAGCAGGAAAGTAAGATTTAACTACATAATGCAAGATATTTTTGTATTTATGACTATAATTTAAAGTACTTTCATCAGCAAAGAAAAAAGAAACATCATCACCTTCTCTTTTGAAAGTTGCGCCTATTTCATTAAGCGTAACCTCCGTCTGGTCTAGTAATAACGCTTCTGCAAAATGGA